CTTTTTTAGACCCATCTTACAAGGTTTTCACATATACTGGTGGGAATCAAATAGGTAAAACGACGATAGGTGTGCTGATTGCTATTTCGATGATGGCGGGTAAGTTATTGTGGAATAATCAGAAGATTCCTTTCTCTCATGCCAAGCCCCGCAAGATCCGTTATATTGGTCAGGATTGGGAGAAGCATGTTAAAGCTGTTTTAATGCCGAATTTAGAGGCGTGGTGGCCTGCGAATCGCCCGGTTAAGAAGAAGAAGAACAACCAGGGGATTGATGCTTTTTGGGTTGATGAGATTACGGGTTCTTCTATGGAGATTATGTCGAATGGTCAGGAGTCTGATCTCCATGAAGGTTGGACTGGTGATGGGATTCTTTACGATGAACCCCCTGCAAGGCCTATTCGTGTCGCGAATGCCCGTGGTTTAATTGCGAGGGAAGGCCGAGAGATGTTCTTTATGACTCTCTTGAAGGAGGCGTGGATTGATAAAGAGGTTTTAAAGGCAACAGTAGAAGGCGGGAAGCCCGATAGGAGTATTTACAATATTAATGGCGATATTTACTCAAATGTTGGCTTTGGGATCACAGAAAAAGGTGTAAAGCAGTTTATAAAGACCCTTACTGATGACCAGATATCAGCCAGAATACATGGAAAACCCTCTTATTTGAGTGGGATTGTATTCCCTCAGTGGGATAGAAAGATTCATTTAAAGGATAGGTTTGAAGTTCCTCTTCATTGGATGGTTGATATTGCGATAGATGTTCATCCGAGAGAACGGCAGGCAGTATTATTTATGGCTACGAACGAGAGGAATGAGCGGTATATTGTGAATGAGATTTGGGACAATGGTGATGGTACTTGGATTGGGGAGAATATTGTTCGGTGTGTGAACCTTGGTTCTTATCGTGTAAATAGGATAATCTGTGATCCTTTAGCTAAAGGTGACAAAAACAACGTTAATACAACGTATGACAAGATTGCCCGTGTTTTGAATGCTCATGGCCTTCCCCTGGAAACTGCTTCGAAGGATAGGGATTCTGGAATTGCAGAGATACGAAATCACCTAAAAGGGCCAAACAAGGAGCCGAGTTTGTTCGTTTTCGATGATTTGGTTAGGTTTATATATGAGATTGAAGGTTGGATGTGGGACAAGGATTCCCAGAAGGCGATGGACAAGGATGACCACATGATGGAGAATCTGTATAGATTACTGCTGCTCAACACGAAGTGGCACGAAAAGAGTGAAGAAGAGAATTATTATAGTGAGCAGGGCAGAAGCGCTGTTGGTGGATATTAAAGGAGAGCAAATGGAAAAATTAAGGTGGACGACTAACAAGAGTGCGAATGAAGATGCAGGATATGTTGTTGTTAAGGACCCCGAAAAGTATGTATCGAGGAAAGCCATAGCCAAGTACAAGGGCATGACTTTAATGGGCATTCCGAAAAAACCGGCGAAGAAACTGAAACCGAAGAAAGTAAAACCGGCTTTCACTCCTAAATTAGATGACCCTGATTTGGATTTCTAATGGCAAAGTTAGAGCAACTCATAAAATATATCGAGTCGGACAACATTGCCGCTGACCTGGATGATGAATTATTATCTGAGATTGGCGGGAGAGTTATAGCCGACTACGAAATTGACCTTGATTCCTGTTCTGAATGGCTGAAGGTAAACGAAGAAGCTATCAAGATGGCTAAACAGGTCAAGGAAGAGAAGAATTTCCCGTGGAGAGGTGCCGCCAACGTCAAATATCCTCTTATAACGGTGGGTTCTATCCAGTTTGCTTCGAGGGCTTCCCAGGAATTAATAAATGACAACGGTGAGGTTGTAAAAACCAGAGTAATTGGTGACGATCCTGACGGGAAAAAGCACGACAGGGCGGAAAGAGTTGCTTCTTTTATGAGTTACCAGTTTTTGGAGGAGCAGAGCGAGTGGGAAGAGGATACTGATAGGCTTTTGCACGTCCTCCCGAACGTTGGGTGCCTTCACAAGAAGGTTTTTTACAATGCTTTGGAGAGAAAGAACGAAAGTCTGCTTCTTCTGCCTAATGAGTTCGTTGTTCATATCAAAACCAAGAATTTGAAGACCTGTAGAAGAGGTTCTCATGTTTTAAAGTTCTACAAGAATGACATTTATGAGCGTCAGATGTCTGGTTCTTGGTTGGATATTGAACTTGGGGAACCTATTGAAAGAGAATCGGAGGATGATTCCCCCCATGTTTTTATAGAGCAGCACAGATTTTGGGATCTGGATGAAGATGGATACGCCGAACCTTATATTGTGACGGTCCACAAGGAATCTCAGAAGGTTGTGAGGATAGTTGCCAGGTATTCAAAGGATTCCGTCGAGGTCAGAGGTGAAAGAGTTGTCCGAATAGTCCCAGAGGTTTGGTTCGTGAAGTATGGTTTTATCCCCAATCCTGATGGAAGTTATTTGGATGTTGGCTTTGGTCAGCTTCTTTCGCCTATAAATGAAGCTGTAAATACCACATTAAATGAACTTTTGGATGCTGGTGCGGCCCATAACGCCGGTGGTGGATTCCTTGGAAGGGGAGTAAATGTAAAAGCCGGTCAGCTTAATTTCCAATTAAATGAGTGGAAAACAGTCGAGAGCAACGGGCAATCTTTGAAGGATAGCATCGTCCCCCTTCCCACAAGAGAACCCTCCCAGGTGCTGTTTATGCTCCTTGGAACGCTTATAGAAGCAGGGAAAGACATCTCCAGTATTAAAAATGTACTGATGGGTGAGAAACCTGGAGAGAACGTGTCGGCTGAACTTTATGTTTCGATGGTCGATCAGGGGTTGAAGGAATTTAGTGCTATATTTAAACGCATTTACAGGTCTTTAAAGCGAGAATTCAAACTCCATTATAAATTAAATGGAGAGTATTTAGATGAAGTTAAGTATTACACGGTTTTAGATAAGCAACTCAAAACAGGCAAAGAGGATTTTAATTATACTGATTGTGATATAATCCCTGTTGCAGACCCTAATTTGTCATTAGATGTCCAAAGGATGGGAAGGGCTAATCTACTTAAAGAGAGTATGGGGATGCCTGGATTAAAGCCTATGGCTATAACTAAACGTTGGTTAGATGCCATGAAAATTCCCAACCAGGAAGAGATCTTTGATCCTCAGCAAGCCCAACAGCCCGATCCGAATGTTGAGAAAATGTACCTTGAGATGGGCATGATGAAAGATAAGCATGAACTTGAGAAGCAGGAAATCTTTTCTAAGATTATGGAGAACATTGCCAAGTCAAAGAAACTCCATACTGCCTGCATTTTAGATATTGCAAAAGCTGAATCGGAGGAAATTGGTCCTCAATTAGAGGAATACAAGACATATGTTCAAGAATTGGGAGTGATGATAAAGGGTCAAGAGTCTGAGTATAAGAGACTGAATCAACCGACAGAGAAATAAGGGAAGTTATGCTAACCAAGGAAGAACTGCGTATATGGAAACGCGATCCCGTGACGATAAAGGTCATGGAGAAGTTACAGGATAGGGCAAACGATTTTGTTCGTAACGCTGCGGACGGAACTGCCTTAAACCAAGATGAGAAGAAAGTAGGTGGAACGCCCTGGACAGTCGGAGTGATTTACGGGGCGCAGTTAATTTTAACCATAGAAGGGGAGGAAGAAAATGAATCAGTGGGGAATAAATCCAGTTGAGTACAAGGTATTAATTGAACCGGATGAGGAAGATGAGTTTGCTGGAAGAGAAAAGTTTATTATAAAACCGGACGATGTGAGAGACAAGCACCAAGTCCAAAAGGTACAGGGTACGTTGATAGCGCATGGAGGGTTGGCATTCACAAACCCAACCTGGGGCGACCCTACCCCAAAAGATGGAGATAGGGTGTATTTTGCAAAATTCGCTGGAATCAAGTTAGAGAGATTTGTAGGCAAAGACGATAAGGGGAGGTATCTTTATAAGCATGCTTGTCTGTGTAATGACAGGGACATAGCGGCGATACTCCATGAGGAATCTGAAGGTTTAGAGGGTTAAAAGGAGACAGGTATGGACATAGAAAAAGAAGCGAGAAACATGGGTTGGGTGGATGAAGACGAGTTCAAGGGCGACCCTGATAAATGGAGACCGGCGGAGGAGTTCGTTGATAGGGGCAAGAACATCATGCCTATCCTTAAAGAAAATTTAGACCGGCTCACAACGAAGATTGAAGGCCTTGAAAAGAGCAATGCTGCGGATAAAGCGACCTTTGCCAAGTACCAGGAGTTTGCCTCAAAAGCGGAGGAGAGGGCGTTTAAGAAAGCTGAGTCCGAGTACAAGAAGGAAATCTCTAATCTTAAAAGGGATTTAAAGTCTGCGGCGAAAGCAGAGGATTGGGATAAGTTCGATGATTTGGAGAAAGATATTGGATCACTTGAGAAACCCACACCTCCTGAGAAAATAGAAACTCCCGCTGAACAACCAGAGGCACCGGAGTTCGTTGAGTGGAAAGTAGCGAATTCGTGGTATGGGGAGAGCATGGAAAAGTCCATATATGCCGATTCCATTGCTAACTTTATAACGGCAACCAAGCCTGGAATAACTGGTAAAGCATTTTTTGATGAGGTTGACCGCCAAGTAGCGGAGAAGTTTCCAGAGAAAGAAAAGAATCAGAGACTTGAAGGGGGCAATCTGGATGTTACACCTACCGGGAAACAGAATTTTGCGAGTCTTCCTGCTGATGCTAAAAAGGAATACGAGAATTTTAAGAAAATAATGCCCGACTACAAAAAAGAAGATTACGCTAAAGAATATTACGCATAAGGAGAGGAAACGATGGCATATAATTGTAAGAAGTGCGGAGAAGAGTTTGAAGAACTTAACAAGTTTAAGGGTCATAACCTTAAATGCAAAGTAAAAGAGGAAGTCAAAAACAGACTGAGGGACGGCGAGACAAGGATCCCATTAGGAGTAGCCAGAAGGAAACTATCCTATGACAATCAAGACCCTAACTTTTCTTACAGGGTGATTCACAACAGGCCTGGAAGACCTAACAGAGTTAATGAGGCCATTAAAGCCGGGTATGATTTTGTCGAGGGTAACGAATTCATGGGAGATCCAGATGTTTCCAATGAAATGACTTCAAGCACGGATTCAAGGATCACTCATGTTGTTGGAGAAGGCGATAACGGGAAACCTCTTATTGGTTATTTAATGAGGATACCGATGGAGTTTTACAAGGAAGACCAAGCTGAAAAAATGAAAAGGATAGACGAAACTGAAAAGGCGATCTTGCGCGGTATAGACGCTCAAGGTAAACCAGGGGCCGGTGGGAGATACCTCCCGACTGATGCTTCTGGAGCGCCAATAACACGAATAGAACGATAAACCTTTTATAAGACATACGTTGGATATGTCAAGGAGAATATATTTTGGCTAACGTTGATGCAGCATTCGGACTGCAACCAATCCGAAACGGACTAGGATCACCCTGGCACATGGGTATGGCACAGCCTTACTACATTGCTGGGACTTATGGGACAGCACTTCATATTGGAACTCCGGTTATTGTAACTGGAGATTTGAATTCATCTGAGGTGGATGGCATGTCCGCCGGACAACTTCAGAGGGTAGAAATCGCAACTGCGGCTGGGAGCTCTTATTGCTCTGGCTCTATTGTGGGATTTGCTCCTGATTGGAACAACCTCACGAAACAGTATTGGGCCGCATCTGATGCGAATGACCGGATAGTATATGTGTGTGATGACCCCAACGCCATCTTTAAGATTCAAGAAGATAGCGATGGTGCTGCTCTTACTGTAGCGTCCGGTAGTCTTAACGGCGACTTTGTTGCTGGTACTGGAAGTTCCACAACGGGTCTTTCTGGTTGGGAGCTTGACAGTTCCACGGTGACTACCACTAACACGCTTCAGTTGCGTATTTTGAGACTTCACACAGCCCAGAATAACGCGATTGGAAATCAAGCGGTATGGGAAGTTAAGATCAACCTTCACACATCCAGATACCTAACTGGTATTTCATAAGAAGGAGATGAATAATGGCAGCAGGACTTATTACAACTGGCGCACACCCTAAGGCTCAATGGCCTGGTGTGCATTCATGGTTCGGTACGTATGAGCCATTTCCTACTGAGTACACTGATATATTTGACGTTAAGTCATCTTCCAAGGGTGCTGAGGAGGATGTTCAGACAACTGGATTTGGTTACGCTACAGTTAAATCTCAGGGCGGTGCCGTGGATTTCACGGGCAACCAGCAGGGTTGGGTTAAGCGGTATATCCATATCGTTATCGCCCTTGGTTACGTCGTCACCAGAGAGGAAGTTGAGGATAACCAGTATTCCGAACTTTCCATGAAAAGGTCTTCTTCTTTAAAGTTCTCCATGAGGGCTACGGAAGAAGTTATTCATGCAAACATTATAAACCGGATGACGAGTGCAAGTTATCAGGGTGGTGACGGCGTTTCCCTTTTGAACGCAAGTCATCCAACTACCGGCGGTACGTTCAGCAATCTTCTTTCTCCGGCTGCGGACTTATCCGAGGCGAGTTTAGAGGATTTGGGCGTAATGGTTATGACTGCTGTAAATAATGAAGGTATTCCCATCCCCCTTCTGATGCAGTCCCTTCACATCCATCCCAACGATTGGTATGAGGCCAACAGGATTCTGAAGTCTGTTCTTCAGAATAACACGGCGAACAACGCCATAAATGTCCTCAAGAGTACCAATGCCATACCGGGCGGGATTAAGATTAACCATTACTTCACCGATACTGATGCGTACTTCATCAAAACGAATTGCCCTGATGGGTTCAATTCCTTCCTTAGAAGGTCTATTGAGTTCACGAAGGACAACGAGTTTACATCAGAGAACGCAATGGCTAAAGCTACCAAAAGATTCCAGTGCGGATGGACAGACCCCCGTTGTGCTTTTGGAACCCCAGGTGCTTAAACAAGGAGAACAAAATGTTTAAATGGACAAAACTAAGTACGGTTCTTGTGCTTATCCTTGTGGGGTTGTTTACGATTGCAGCTTATAAGCCTACCCTATTTCAGGGTGGGTTGAAGATAACCCCTTTAAGGGACGGTACACAACCTCAGTTGCTTATAATTGAGGATGGTAGTGGCACCACTTTGTTTAAGATTAGCAATCAGGGGCAGATAAATAATCAGAATATTGTTATGATTGACAATATTGATGATTTGAGTGCCTGGGCGGACACCACTGGAGCTAGTTATTTTCAGATGGAATGGGGTAAAACATACATTGTTGACCCTCACGCTATCGCTACCTCCAATGATGGCTCTCCAGCTGGTGCGACTGTGTTTGCCAATGAGTGGGCATCTTCTGTTTCTGCTATACTACCGCTTGCTACCGCAACGAGTCACAAGGAGTCTGTAACTGTAACGTGGGCCACAACCGGAGATTTCGCCGGTGGGTCTGGGGTTACAGCCGTGGGTGTTTGGTCTGCTCCGTATGCTGGAGTCACAGCTTATGGGCATCTTTCAGGACAGATACAGAACATGACAGGTATGGCTACGTCAGGATCGAGTGTCATTACCGTTATGTCTGGTACGTCAAGCCAAAACATCAATTCATATGGCGACACGGAAACGTGGCAGATGTTTAATGAGTCTGCTGTTAGTGCTACGCTTTCCAATAAGTATATGCCTTAACTTTTACCCCCCTCTTCGGAGGGGGAAAGGTTTTTATGCACAGTAGAAACCCTGGATTCGTGGCCGGTGATTATTGGATGGTTTGCTCGGTTTGCGGCTTCCATTATCGCCGGTCACAGATGAAAGAAAGGTGGGACAAAGCCTGGGTTTGCGAGAAGGATTTTGAACTTAGGCACCCACAAGACTTTGTAAGAGGAATAAAGGAAAAGATAGCTGTACCCATAGCGAGGCCCGACTCTGTTGATTTTACCGATTCAACAACTTTAACTGTTGCAGGGGTAAAAGGTGATTTAACGATAACTGTAGCGTCTGTCACTGGAATTGATGATGACGACTCTATTGGTGTCGTGCTTGACTCTGTTGAGCTTTCTGGGAGCAATTCTGTCCATTGGACAACCGCAAATGGAGATCCTGCCGGATTAGTAGTTACCCTCACCGAATCCCTGCCAAGTGGTGCCGCAAGTGGAAATGTGGTTTATACTCCCGGCACCTCCTTCTCAGAACCCGAAACAACTACCGACAATTTATAGGTGATTCATGGCGACAAGTGGCTCTACGGATTGGACCCGCACAAGGGACCAAATCATAAAAGGTGCTTTGAGGAATATAGGAGCTTATGCATCAGGCGAGACTCCTTCTTCCAGTGATATTTCAGACGGTTCCGAAGCGCTTAATATGATGGTTAAGGCATGGCAAGCTGAGGGCGGGAAACTTTGGTTGAACGATACTACTACCCTGTCCTTGGTTGCGGATCAGCAGTCTTACACGATAGGTTCTGGTGGTGATTTAGACATCGTGAGACCCCTTGGGGTTGATAACGTGCGGTATCACTACAATACCGGGTCCATAGAGGTTCCTATGACTTCTTTATCGAGAGAAGAGTATTTCGATCTTCCTGATAAAGCGGCAACCGGCATCCCCCTCCAGTATTATTATGACCCCCAATTATCTCTAGGTGTATTCTACATCTGGCCTGTCGTTGGATCTTCCACATCAGACACAATCAAAATGACATTCAAGACAGAGGTTGAGGACTTTGATTCTGCCTCTAATAATGCTGATTTTCCTGTTGAGTGGCTTAGGGCGCTGAAGTTTAATTTAGCCATTGAGCTGGCTCCAGAACACGGCAAAGAGGTGGGCCCGACTTTGCTGAGGAATGCCGATTTGGCTAAAAGGGAAGCTGTTAATTGGGACAGAGAGAAGAACGCATCTATTTTCTTAGGGGTTGAGAGGCGATAGTGGAATTTGATTTCATTGGCGGTTCCTATGAGGGCCGCTCAAAAGACATAAACACCCAAAGGTCTATTAATTTATTCCCTGTGATAGATAAGGTTGGCGGTAAAACTGTATCCGCTTTATATGGGACTCCTGGGTTTACAGAGTTCTGTGATACCGGAAGTGGGGGAGAGGTGCGCGGTTTTGAGGAATTCATCATTGATGAGAAACTCTACTGCGTAAGCGGGAATACTTTCTATGAGATTAATTCAGCAGGAAACGCAACCAATAAAGGCACACTAAACGGAGCGGTTGGGTACTGCTGGTTGAAATATAACTGTACGGCGGGCAATCAGATTTGTATTGTGGATGGTACTTATGGGTATATTT